ATTGACACGTCTAGTGGGACTGACTTTACCAATGCCTGGCGTGACTGCAACAGCCTTAGCAGCTTCCCAGCCAATATGTTTGACACGACGGGAACTCTTGTTTCTAATGCGTTTCAGGGTGCTTGGAACAACTGTGCCCTCACCGCACAATCAATCGAGAACATTCTTGTCTCACTAGATACTAATGGTGCTACTGGTATCACACTTAGCATCGATGGTGGTACTAACGCAGCCAAGACCACTTGGTCTACTGCTGCCGTCACTGCTTACGACAACCTTATTGTCAAGGGTTGGACTATTTCCTTTAACGCTTAAACACTATGGGACCTGATCCTACTTAAATGACTCTTGCCACTTCACTGCGAAAAGCAGCGCAAAACGCGATGAAGAGCCTGGGCGGTGAAGTCACGGTCCAAACCGTATCTGGCGGCTCCTACGACACGGCAACAGGGCAGATCAGCGAAAGCATCAGCAGCAATGAAATTAAAGGGGTGTTGCAGGGTGTTTCGGCTAGAGAAGTGAATGAGCTGATCCAGTCAGGCGACAAGCGGTTGATCATTGCAGCAGCAGACGCGGCAGCTGTGCCGACCACGCAAGACCGCGTTCTGATTTCTGGCGTTTCGCATGAAGTGATTAAGATCGACACCATCGAGCAAGACAATGAGCCGATCACCTACGAGCTAATTTTGAGGGCATAGCAATGGCACGGCAGATTGATCTAGGCGACATCTCGAAGCTTGCAGAAGATGAGCTCGAGGAGCTGGTCGTTTTTGCGGCGAAGGTTTGGACAAAAGAGGTTGTGGAGAAAACGCCGGTAAGCAACTACACCCAAGCCGAAATCGATTCGATGCCTGAGTTTTTCAAAGTAGACGGGAAAACTGTTCCTTTGGGCAGAGCTTTGAGAGAACGCACTACCGGGGGGATCTTGCGAGGCAATTGGCGCCAGGTAAAAATCAGTAAAACACGGATCGAGATTCAAAACAACAAGGTTTACGCAGAGCCCGTGGTCTACGGGAAGAACCTGCCGCCATCTTGGCGAGGCGTTTACCGTACGAGGCAGAACCCGCCGACGATCCCTGGCTACCCAGACATTTTGGCCAAGGAAATCGCTGCATTTCAAATCCCGGCCAGAATTGAACTAATAAGACGAAGGAATCGCTGATGGCTGCTGTTGATCTCAATACCGTTCGATCGATCATTGAGGGCCGGCTTGCGACTGAGCTGGCGCTTTCCCCGGCGGTCTCGGTGGTGTTTCACAACATGCCGAACAAGCCTACGGCTCGATCATCTTGGGTTCAATGCCTTGTTCAATTTGGCGGGAACCAGTATTTAAGCCAAGGGCTGACAGCAAGGGGCAGCACAAAAGTAATCGGTGTTTTGCTGTGCAACATCTTCACGCCAAAAGGCGTTGGCCCTGGCGCTAATTACGTGATTGGGAAACGCATCCGAGATCTCTACAATAGAGCCATAGTTTCTGGCGTCTTCTTTGACGCTGCTGACGGGCCTGCAGTTGTGGATTCTCCTCAACCGGAGCCGTTTTTCCAAACAAGGGTCTCAGTGGCCTTTGAATTTATCGAGGATCTTTGACCAATGGCAACAATCAGAGGTGAGCAGGGCGCTGTTCAATTCGACGCAGCCGGCAGCTCTAATGCAACTGTGGTAGGCACTCGCAGCTGGTCGCTCACTATCACAAAAGAGACCCTTGACACGACCAAGCACGGCGACACCGCCCGGAGCTACATCGGCAGCCTGATTTCAGGATCTGGAACTGTTGAGCTGGTCTACGACCCCGATGCAACAGGCCAAGCGACATTCATTGAAGATGTTTTAACGGCTGCTGATCCATCAGACGCGACGTTTGAGCTGTTTACGACGGGCACGACGCCAGGCTCTGATTCCATAAGCTTTGCCGGCATCATTACAGATGCTGAGATTTCATCAGCTGTCGGTGATTTGGTGACCGTCAGCTGCAACTTCGTGACGAGCGGGGCTATTACTGGCAACCTTGAATAAGCTAAGCTTCTATTAAAGAAAGCTTATTCATGTCAAGAAATCGCCCCGTTGATTTGCTGGTTCAGGAATTTGACCTCAACCAACGGCGAAAATTTGACGTAAAGAATGCAGCCGGCAAAGTTGTGATCAGTTTGTATTTCAAGCCGATCACAAGGGCCGACCGCAAGAAATCGCAGCAACTAGCCGGCACTGATGAAGCTTTGGATTTGAGCACACAGATGCTCTGCCAAATGGCAGAACTTGAAGACGGGAGCAAAGCTTTTGCCCCAGCTGATGCGCCAAAGCTGCAGCGGCAGCTGCCTGAAAGCGTGCTGAATGATCTTGAGTTGTTCTTGTTTGGTATTGGCGAAGAGGCCAGCCTTGAAGATGCAAAAAACGACTGAAGCAGGATGGGTGGCTCTTTTTTGAGTTTCACCTAGCCTGCGAGCTAGGAATGACTGTTAGCAGACTGCGGACAGAGCTGACCGATGCGGAGATGGTGCATTTTGCAGCGTATTACGAGCTGAAGGCAGAGAAAGAGCGGGAGGCAATGGACCGCGCAAAAAGGGGAGGCCGGTAGAATAGGGCCATGGCTGAATCGATCGTCAAGCTAATAGTTGACGCCACGCAGGGCGTCAGATCGCTTGGGCGGTTCAAGAAAGCAACGAATGAAGTTGAAGGTGCTGTTCTTGATGCAAATGGTCGGCTTAAAGATGCTAAAGGCAGGCTTGTAGGGTCAGGAGCTGCCGCAGACAAAGCAAGCCTAAGCTTTGGGAATCTAAGCAAAAAGCTTGTCAAAGTTGCTGCAGCCTATGCGACTCTTAGGACCGCTCAAGCTGCCGTTTCAGCAGGTATTCAAAGGGTAGAGTCAGAACGCAGGATTAAATTTTTGGCGCAAAGCTATGGTGAGGTTGCCAAGCTCACAAAGGCGGCGAGTGATGCTTCTGAGCGTTTTGGAGTCAGCCAAACAACAGCAAACCAAGCATTAGCTCAAGTTTTTGCAAGATTGAGGCCAGTTGGAGTTTCTTTAGAAGATATTGTAAGTACATACAATGGTTTTAATACTGCCGCGAGGATTAGTGGTGCCACTTCTGTAGAAGCGTCAAACGCTTTTACTCAGCTGGCGCAAGCGTTAGGGTCAGGAGCACTCCGAGGTGATGAATTTAACAGCATTTCAGAGCAAGTCCCTGGGATCCTCACGGCGATTAGCAAGGAATCGGGGGTGGCACAAGGGCAATTAAGAGATTTTGCCGCTGAAGGAGGCATCACTTCTGAAATCGTGATTTCTGCGCTCAAAAGGATCGAAACGGAAGGGGTTGATCAGTTGAACGCCGCATTAAACGGGCCTTCACAGGCGATAGCAGATTTTCAGAACGCGACAGAAGATGTCCAAGTAGCTCTAACACAAGAAATAATCCCTCAAATATCTGAAGCCTTCAGAGGGCTTGCTGAATTGATTTTGAATCTTGAGCCTGCCATTAAGTTCATTGGCGGCTTGGCGGCTGGCACGCTCAACCAAATCAATAGCCTTATCGTCGCAGCAACAAGTCCAGGCGAAGTCTCTGCAAGAAGGGACATAGAGTCAGGTGTTTTGCCCTTAAACGTGCAGGGCGCTGAAGACCTTTTTAGAGGGACTGGCCCCGATGGCGCAGGTCTTAAAGGGCTCCAAGAGCAATCGATTGAACTTGCGAAGTTAAGGCGCCAAGACAAAAAGCAAGTATTGCTTCAGCTTTTAAAGGATCGGTTAAACGCTATCGATCTCGAAAAATTGCCCAAAGAAGTTCAACTTGAAAGACCCGTGTCTTCGCTACTGCCATCTAGGGCCAGCAAAGGCACAGGCCGCACAGGCCGCACAGGTTCAGACCCAGCCGTAGAGACAAGGCGGAGAGCCGCGCAGCAGCTAAAAGAATCAGAAAGAATTAAAACAAGCTTGGACGGTCAGTTTTTAGTATTAACTGAGATTGACGAACGCGAAAAGATTAGAATTGCATCCATGTTCGAGCTTTCCGCTATAAACAAAAAATACAATGATTTAACAGCAGCTGCACTGTCCAACGAGGAAAAAATAAATTTAGAAAATGCAAGAGGTTTAGAGCTTGGGGTGGCAAGGATTGAGCAAGCAAAAGCCCTTGAGGCCGTTCAGCAAGCAGAATTAGCAGCTCAGGCCGATTCTTTGGCCAAATTCTTGAGTGATTTTGATGCAGCATTTCAAGAGCTCGACGCAAAAGCAAAAGCCCAAGCCGACAAGATGGACGCGCTCTACGCTTCGATCGGTCAGACGATCTCAACGAGCATTGTTGACAGCTTGACCGCTGCTGTCGATGGCACGAAGCGGCTGTCAGACGTTGCTTCAGACACGCTGAGAAGCTTGGCAAATATCTTGCTGAAGTTTGGCCTCAATAGTCTGCTGGGTGGCTTGGCCGGTAACGATGGCGTTGGTGTCTTCAGCAAGCTGTTCGGCGGGGGCAGGGCTAAAGGCGGCACCGTAATGGGCGGCACTTCTTACATGGTTGGGGAGCGTGGGCCTGAGCTCTTCACTCCTGGCCGAAGTGGCAGCATCGCGCCAAACAGCAGCATGGGGGGCGGCGCGAATGTGGTGGTAAATGTTGACGCATCAGGCACCAAGGCTGAGGGCGACGGGCGTCAAGCAAACCAGCTCGGGGCAGCCCTAGGCGCTGCAGTTCAGGCAGAATTGATCAAACAGAAACGACCTGGAG